TGGGTGCCATAGCGTTAGGACCGGGGCGCCTGAACTTTGCCCTCACCACGGCCATCCTCGCCTACCTCGGCCCGAACCCCCACTACAGGGACTTCAACGAGGTCATTGGGGTCTTGGAGTGCATCAAGCTGGAGCTGTACCGCCGTGTCGTGGCACCTTACGAACAGCAGAAAGCCGAAGAAAATGGAGATGTGTACCCATGACTGACCCCATCGCCGTCAAGGTAGGTCAACTCTGGGAGAGTGAAGACCCGCGCTGCGATGGCCGCAGGTTCGAGATCATTCGGGTCTTCGGTGATACCGCGTGGGCCTGCAATGTTGTGACTGGGCGGACAACGATGATCCGTACCGCTCGGCTACGGCACTCTGGGAAGCGCGGCTATCAGCATCTGGGGAAGTGGTGCCATGCCTGAGTGCCCACAGTGTCACCGCTTCAGCCTAGAGTACGACACCATTCGTAAGCGGGCCCGCTGCCTCTACGCCCATGACTGTGGCTACGCAGGGGAGATCGACAGCCTACCTACACGGGACGACTTCTCTGTAGAGTTTGGCTACGGCAGACGGCGGGTAGGTACTCCTAATAATGGTAACGGAAACTACCCTTTCCGAAGCCACAGTACGTTACAGTATTAGGGGTTGACAGACTACTGGTATTAGGAGTAGAGTGAAAATGGAGGGAAGGTATATGCCCTTAAGGGCTCAGACTCACAACCCTAATACCAGTAGCCTTAGACTGACCTACGGTTCTTGCCTGTTGATGGGCGCTTATCAGTGTTAGCACCTGATCATATTCTATAGAGTACGTCATACTTAAAGAAAGAGGGAGAACCCTTGCCGGACGGTTTCGGCCCCTGCTGCGAGAGAGAAGAGAAGTGGACACGTCTGGCAGACGTTCCAGATTACATGATCTCTAACCTCGGTCGGGTGCGGCGGGAGACACCCAGCAAGGGCACCCACGTAGGGCGGATCGTTAAGCCTACGCAGCGACCAGACGGCCACTTCTTCGTCTACCTACCACCCGGCAACGGGGAGAGGTTGCGCAATACCAACCGCCCCCGCCCCAAACGCTGCTTCATTGCCTTACACAGACTGGTGGTTGCGGCGTGGTTATCGCCGGTGCCCGAAGAAACCTGGAAAGACCCATGCCAGATTATTCACCACAAAGATTGGAACCGATCCCATAACTGTGATACCAATCTGGCCTGGAAGACACGCTCTAAGCACCTCAAGTTGCACAAGGCGATGCGAAGGGAGAGAGATGCGGACGACACTGACGGACGGGAACCAAAGGTATTCCATAAACGTCCGGAGATCCGAGTACCGCCCGACCCCTGGGAGTGAGGCACCACCGGTCAATACGGTCGGCGAGTTCCTCGCCTGGTTCCGAAAACGTGGTGGGGACTGTAGGATGCCGTGCCCACCGTTCCAGTCAGAGGACTACGGGATAGCGGCCCGGTTGCTCAAGAAGCACGGGGAGGGACGGCTGAAGGAACTGGCTGGGTACTTCTGGCTGTGGAAGTCGGGCGCATTGCGGGAGGAGGAGTACCCACACGCAATGAAGCTCTTCGCTTCTAAGATACCAATGTTGGAGGCGATCCTTAGATGACGGATGAGACCGCCTACCGCACGATTTATTTGATTCTGCACGACGAGGACTTCCTCCGGGCCCACAAGAACCTGTCTCCCTCAATCTTCCCACCGGGACCAATGAAGTTTCTGGCCGACCTCGCCCTCCGGCAATGGACCAAGTACCGCAACACAGTCACGTCCTCGGTCCTGAACCAGGCCCTCGAAGTCGAGTACACCCAACTCCGGAAGATGCGGGCGACGGAGGAAGCGGTCATTCGTCTGTACCTGGATCTGGATGCCTATGCACCGGACAAATCCGCCCTACCCTACACCCGCGAAGTGTGTACGGCATGGTTGGAACAGTATTCGATGGGCGCCTATGTCGAGCAGGCGGGTGCCGCCCTGGACCGGGGCGACGTGGACAAGGCCAGGGAGAAACTAAGTACGGCCCTGTCCAGCACCGTGGATATCGACGAGAACGTGCGGCTGTCTGCATTCATAGGGCAACCGCCACATGGGTTCTCCGGCGGCGCTATCCCTACCGGCCTCTACGATCTGGACAAACTCTGGGAAGGCGGAATCCACCCCGGCGAATTGGGGATCATACTCGGCCCCACAGGGGTAGGGAAATCGATGATAGCCGTCGGCATGGCGGTGGAGGCCTTCTGGAAAAACAGGAACGTCCTCTACTACACTTTCGAACTGACGCCCAACCAGATATTGCGTCGTGTGGTAACAGGCATCCTCCAGAAAGGCACCCGCAGTTTGGGGTGGGGCAGGAACGAGCCTTTACACAAGACACTCTGGCAGACGGAGGTGGGCCGCGCCACCAAGGGTCGGCACATGAAGGAACCCCCGGTCGCAGACATAGATGTTCGGACGGGGCTTATGACTGTGCGCGACCTCATCCACGACATCGACCAGTACATCGCCGAGACCGGCCAACCACCGGGGTTGATAGTTTTGGACTCAGCGGATGAGCTTGTGCCGGAGCGCCAGAGGAAGCAGGGATGGGAAGAGTTGAAGGAGATCTTCAGTACGCTCCGCGGCGAGGTAGCACAGGGGCGGGAAGTACCGATCTGGACCACCGGCCAGGCCACAAGGGAGGCGGTGGACAAGGCCCGCATAAGCCTCAAGCATGTGGGGGCCTCCTTTGCCAAGGCCCAGAAAGCGCACTTTGTCTTGGGGCTGGCCCAGACAGACCAGGAACGGGACGACGTGGAGGGGCCTTGGGCAAACATTTTTGTTCTCAAGGATAGTTTACACGGCACCACCGGCGGTTGGTTGCGTTGTGTCTCCAGCTTCGGACGAGGAGATAATGGGTTCCCGGCACTCGAAGTACAAACAACGCACGGCCTCCCCGTGCTGGTAGGAGGAGAGGAACCATGATAGATCCAGATGCCCTCATAGAGTTCCTCATCGACGGCGGCATCGAGGCCGAACTGGTGGAGGACGGCACCGAGATTCGGAGGGCCTGTCCGCTCTGTGGTGAGGAAAAGCATACACTCTACATCGAGGCGGAGACTGGGGTTTGGATATGTTTCCGCTGTCAGGAGAGGGGCGACTTGTTCGACTTCTTCCACCGTGTCGTAGGTCTAGAACCAACAGAGGCGTTCGAGGCCCGGCGCAAAGTGCGCTTCCGGACAGATCCCAAGTTCCGGTTCGGTGGCAACATCCCGGCACCAGTACCAGGGGTAGAACTACCGGCGGAGTACGCGCCAGCAACCGCATGGCCGGAAGTGCGCTTCTACTTGGAGGCCCGCCACATTCCTCCGGCTCGCGCTTGCGCATATCGGATCGGCTTCTGCCCAACTGGATACTACGCGGGGCGCCTCATCATTCCGGTCGAGTACCGCAAGCAACTCTATACCTTCGTCGCTCGTGCTGTCGTCCCGGAAGTCGAACCAAAGGTGCTCTATCCGAAAGGCAGCCGTCGGAGCGATGTGGTGTTCAACCTCGACAGACTGGAGCGGCTGCAACATCCGCGGCCCCTCATCATCACGGAGGGTGTTTTCGATGCGTTGCGGATGCCCAACTGTGCAGTCGCCATCCTGGGTAGCCAGATGTCGGCGCAACAGATCACCCTGGTCGGGCGTCTGCCGGTAGGGTGGCGACCGTTCGTCATTCTCATGGATGGCGACAAGGCCGGACGTAGTGCCAGCGGTCAGATACACAAGAGTCTCTGGAGCCACGGCATACCCCACGTCGAGGCCCGGCTGCCAGAAGGAATGGACCCCAGCGACGCACCTCCTGGGATTCTGGAAGGCACGATCAAGGAAGCCCTTGACAATTATGTAGGGTGATCTGGCAGAATGAAAATGGAAATGAGAAGGCGGCGACTTCCCCAAATCCTTGGGGCTACGGCAAACATCGCCGGTATTGGCGGACTCCTGGTCTTCTACGGAACCCAGGTCGTGACCGTCTTTACCCAACGCAATGTCTCCGGCCTTAGCCTCCCCGCCTTCATCGCCTTGCTCATCGGATGCGTGGGGCTCATCGGCACCAGCATAAAGGCCCACTCCCGCGCTCTGGAAGCGGTCAATCTGGTGGGTGCCGGATGTACCGGCGCCACCATCGTTGCGATTATCATGTGGCAATAACTGAAGGGAGAGAACAGTAGTGAAGAAGTACGCACTTATCATAGGGCTGGCGGCCCTGGCCGGTGCGTTGGCGAAGGCGGCGACAGTCGTGGGGGCACTGGGCTTCAGTGCCAGCACCACGGCGTTCCTGGTCATCGTCATCGTCGGTGCCGGTGAATTGGTGAGGGACTACCTCAAGAAGGTGGAGGGATAACGTGCCTGGATGGAGAAGGCCCGACATACAAGCCTCGGTTGAGGCGGCCAAGGCCCTATCGGAGGGCACCCCGCTGTTCAAGCCGCAGTCGGGGCCCGGCGGCAAGTGGGGGGACAACTGGATCAGGATCCTCCCGCCGAGGGAAGACCTGCCCGCGAATCCCGACACAGGAAAGACCCTGTTCTATTACCCGGTGGCCGTACACTTCTACGGGGCGAACAGGGCGCCGTTCGTCTGCCTGCGGAAGATGTACGACGAGTCCTGTCCGGCCTGTGCCCAGGCACGGGAGCAAGGCGACGGTAAGGGGCCGCGTTGGTATGCGGCCATGAACGTCGTCGAGTTGAAGGACGACGGCACCCCAAAGGAAAACCTTGTTCGCATCTGGCCGTGTCCGCGAACGACCCTGGATGACCTTACCCAGGCCATCGAGGAACTGCCCGAAGACGAACGGGACATCACCGACCCGGACACGGGGCGGCCGGTGCTCATTCGGCGCAAGGGTACAGGCGTACAGGACACCCGGTATCAGGTTCTCCTGGCTCCAGACGCGTTGCCTCTTGAGGCACCGGAACTCTTGGAGAACATGAACGACCTCGTGGCAAACTACGAGGTGCTGACCGCAGCGCGGATGCTGGAAATCCTGGCGGGTCCGGCTGATCCCTTTGGGGCGGCGGCTGCACCAGCGGCACGCCCCCGGTTGGGTGCCGGACTACCACCTCCGCCCGATGGTGATGTGGTGGAGGGTGAGTTCAGCGCCGAGGAATCGGAGGAACCACCCGCCGCGCCTGCACCGAAGGCAAAGGCGGCCCCGACCGCAGAAGAGACCGCGAGTAGAGCCTCACTTCGGGCGAAGTTGCAGGCAGCCCGGAAGGAAACGGCGGCGGCCGAATAGGGTCCGATCCAGGCAGTCGTCTAACAGGCAGGACACCCGGCACCGAATCAGGTGCCGAGAGATGGAGGTTCGAGTCCTCCCCCTGGAGACCAGTAGATAGGGGCGGCGAACCCCGGCTTTTGAAGGGAGAGAGATGACAGGAACAATAGAGAACTTTAAGGCACCAGAGGTCGCACCGATCCATGAGAGGCTTGTGGGGACGACGCAGGAACTTGGCCGCGCACATGGGCTTCTATCCGAGATTCTTGGATGGCCCGAAGGAGAGGATCGAGGCCCGTCACCAGCAACGCTCTCCAGCCTAGTAGCGAAGTGCCAGGATATGGCCACAGTATTGGCTGACGGACTGGCGAAATTACGCGACGGGCTGGGCGGTTCGCTCTAGCATATCCGGCCCTAATCTTTGGAGGGAGAGAGATGGCACGGAAGGCGAAAGCGTCTCCAACAGAGGACGCATCCGGCACGTTTGAGGAGCGTCTCGCTGCCAAGTTTGAACTGAAACTCGCTTCTCAACCCCTTACCTCTGACATAGAAGAGTACATCAGTACCCAATGCGCGATGCTGGACTACGCCATCGGGCGCCCCGGCATCCCCGTTGGCCGTGTGACCGTCTTCTATGGCAAAGAGGGGGCCGGGAAGTCTTCCGTAGCATACCACGTGTTGGCGGAAACCCAGCGCCGAGGCGGGTTGGCGATCCTCATCGACGCCGAGCATCGGTACAGCCGCGACCGAGGAGAACGCCTCGGCCTCATCCCTGCCCGGCTGGTGATGCCGACGCCCACAACCCTTGAGGACTGCTTTGTGGTCATCGAAGAGATCATAAAGTGGGTCCGCGAGGAAGACCCCGCCCGTCTGGTGTGTATCGTTATTGACTCGCTCTCGGCGCTGGACGCCAAAAAGAACCTGGATTTGGCTGTCGGTGAACAGGCGCAACTCGGCCTTGCTGCCCGAACGATAAGTCGGGAGATGCAACGGTTGGGGCCCATGCTCGCAGAGCACAAGGTCGCGCTCATCATTGTCAACCAACTCCGCCAACACCTAGACATCATGGGGGATCCACGAAGTAGGGAACGGCGGAAGGCGATGAAGCGCCACACGATGACGGGCGAGGGGGCGTTGGTCTTCTGGGGCTCGTTGCTCGTCTACTTCACCAGCACGGGCGTCATCAAAGACGACGACGCGCAGACGGGCATCACCGTGCGTGCCGAGATCCGCAAGAGCAGTATCGCCCCGGAGGGCAAGCAGACGTTGTTCGACATCGACGCCATCGATGGTGTGGACAAAGAAGGCAGCCAACTCGACCTGTTGGAGACACTCAAGATCGTCACCAAGGCGGGGCCGTGGTATTCGCTGGACGGCATCAAGTTTCAGCGGCGTCAATTTCCTACCGTCCTGGCCGAGCGTCCGGAACTACTCCAAAAGATACAAGAGGCGCCGCTCCTATGGCGCCCGGACCCGAATGAGAAGGCGGAGGAGACGGCAGATGTCTAAGCCCAAAGGTTTCTTGGCCGCCTATCACACGACTCTGACTCAGGCCGGTGCAGAGAACATTACGATCCGAGTAACACGCGACCGTCCGGGGGCGACGATCCGCGTCCGCTTAAATGGTAGGACGGCCTCCCACCACATTCAGCAGAGCATCCTGCGCCAAGGAACCGCAGAACAGGGAGAAGAGGCCGCCCGTGCGGTCTTGAAGGAACTGGGATGCCCGAACATGTAGATTTTGGCAACGATGGGGCCTGCCTACCGGACCTAACGAGCGATCTGCCGGGGGTCTGGGTCATGCACCAGCACGAGCGGGGATCGGGAGACTACTACTTCCTCAAGGACGGGGATGTGTGGGACTCCTCGGATGATGACCTCCCGGACGAAGCCATACGCGACATCATGCGGAAACGTATGCCCAAACAAGGAGAGGAACCGTGACAACAGCAACGATTACCAACACCGAGGAGTCAATCCAGGCGGCTGCAAGGAGGGCGTGCGAAGAGGCAGGAAACTGTGAAATCGAAGCCGTAAACACCCTGATCCGCTACGCGGAGGAGGATGGCGCCCTGTATAGGGCCATGACCAAGGACTCCGTGCGTCGGCGGGCGGAACTCGCCATCGCCGCCATCCGAACGGCGCTACGGCAGACACCTTCCGGCCACAACGACAATGGCGGCGCATTCGGGACGTGCTCCCAAGGGGAACGCATAATGTCCGTGGCCGAAACGTTCTGGGACTTCATCCTCTACGGGGGCAAGAGGTTGGGTGATGCCACCATCGAGGAAATAGCGCAGTCGGCTGCCTTCTTCCGCAGCCAAGGCAAAACCTATCTGACCAAGGCCCTGTTCCAGGAGAAGGTTGTCGCCGCACTGAAGAAGGCCCACTTCAAGGGAACCCGCGCCGAAGAGAGCGGCATCGGCATCACACGCCTCGAAGAGCTGCACAAGGCGGCAGAGGCGGAGGTGGCCTAAGTAGGGAAATCGGGCTGGACGGAGCCATAGGGGTCATGTTACCCAAAGCCCGCGTGCCCGCCCAGTCCGACATCGAGATCACCGGCCGCGCCAGAACTCCCCTGTTACCCATTCCCTATCTGCGCGGCTGGTGGTCCCGAAAAGAGAGAACCGATGGATGATCTGACCAACCTCATCAGTAACATCCGGGAAGTCCACCGCAGGCGGCAACAGGTGGTACGGGCACGGCGCCGCCGCGAGACCGAGATCATTGGTCTGTGCCGTCGGATACTCAATCGACCGCCGACCAAGGAAGACAAGCGCCGAACCTTTCGGAAGTGGGTGCAGTGCACCCAGGAGTCGGCCCCCAGTGTCGCCGTTACCTGGATGCTGGATACTTACCTAGATCAGCACGCGGTCTTTGCGGTGGAGCAGAAGCAACTAGACCGGCAACTAGAGGGACTTGCCGCACAAGACCCACTGGCTGAGTTTCAGACTGTTCCCATGCTCGGCCTATTGAGCATCGGCCAGATACGCGGAGAGATCGGCGACTTCACTTGCTACGCGAATCCAGCCAAGGTCTGGGCACGGGCGGGTGTGGGAATAAAGAATGGGATGATCCAGAGGCGGGCAAAAGATAAAGCCCTAGCCGAACTCTTTGGATTCAACCCTGAGCGGAGGGCAATCTTCTACACCATCTCAGAAAACGTAGGTGTGAAGAGTGGGCGGTGTACACCAAAGCCGTACTACCGCTCCGTGTACGAAGGTCGCCGAGAGCACACGGCAGAGACGCATGCCGACTGGTCGAAGGGCCACGCTTTCGCGGATGCCAAACGCTACACCGTCAAGCGTCTGCTGCGTGACATGTGGCAGTCCGAATACCGTAGGTCGCACGGCGCAGTTGGGGACGGGAACCATCGGCTGTATGACATCCAGGCCCGCCCTGTTCCGCCCAACTGCGCCCCTGTCCTACTAGAGGAACGAGGATGACCCACCCAGACTTCCGCTATGAGGCCAAGGCCCACGCCTACTACCTGAAGGGCCTTCGCATCCCCAGTGTCACCCAGGTAATGACGGGCATAAATGACTTCCTGGGCATCGACCCGGAGATCATGGCCGCAGCGCAGGAGAGAGGCACCTTTGTCCACACAGCCACCGCCCTCTACGACCGAGACGCCCTGACCATAGAGGAGATGGAGGCAGACAAGGTTCTCGAACCCTACATCTGGGCCTGGGTGAAGTTCAGGGACGATGTTCTGTTCATCCCGGAAGCCATCGAGTTCCAGGTCTACTCGACACGCTACCGCTACGCCGGGACCATCGACCGTGTAGGTCTGTTGCGCGGCGTCCGGGCCGTCATGGACATTAAGACAGGTGCCTCCCCTAATCCGGTGGCGGCACTTCAGATAGCAGCCTATCAGACAGCCTACAATGAGCAACATCCCAGCAACAAGGCCAAGGAGCGGTGGGTAGTGCAACTCCGTTCGGACGGCACCTACCGTCTGCATGAGTACAAAGACCCCGCTGACTGGTCAACTTTTTTGTCCCTACTTACGGTCTACAACTGGCGGAGGAGATTTACACCATGACAATCGATCCCAACGACAACATGAAGGTTCAGTCCTTCACAGCAGACACCGAGACCATGCTCGCAGCCATCGGCACCGAGGTCCACATCGCAACGTCCGAGGACTATGAGGACGCCGCGGCCACCCTTCAGCGCATAAAGAGTCGGAGCAAGGAGCTGGACGATCTACGCCGGTCCCTGACCCGGCCCCTGGATGAGGCCAAGCGGCGCATCATGGACCTCTTTGAGCGTCCGATGGTTATGCTAACAAATGCTGAGGTCGCCATCAAGCGCGGCGTCCTCACCTACCAGCGCGAACAGGAGCGCATCCGGGCAGAGGAAGAGGCCCACCTTCGAGAGTTGGCCCGCAAGGAGCAGGAACGCTTGTTGGCGCGGTCACAGCGTGCCTCTGCCGCTGGTAAGGACGAGATGGCCGAGGTGCTGGAGGAACAGGCGTCTATGGTGCCGGTTCCCATCGTCGTGTCCGACACCCCCCGGATCTCTGGTCTGAGTACCCGTCTGACTTGGCACGCTGAGATCGTGGACTGGACGGCGCTCATCCGGGCTGTGGCCGAAGGTCACGTACCAGAGGTGGTACTACTGCCCAACTTGGTAGTGCTGAACGCCCAGGCCCGCGCCCTGAAGACAGCTCTCGATTATCCGGGTGTACGGGTAGTATCCGACAGTATTGTAGCGGCACGGAATATGGATCTCGCGCCGCCCGTGAAGAGAGATTACGCGGACTAATGAAGACAGACCGCCGATCCATCGCCGAGCGGTTTTGGCCCAAGGTCAGGAAAGGACCGGACTGCTGGTTGTGGGCTGCCTGCACCGCGAACGGCTACGGAACCATAGGGTCTGGCGGTAAACATGGGCATCAACTTTTGGCCCATCGTGTGGCTTGGGAGATGGCTTATGGTCCAATACCTCCCGGTCTGTGCGTCTTGCACCACTGCGACAATCGGCTTTGTGTGCGCCACGGTCATCTGTTTCTGGGTACACACAAGGACAACACCCAAGACATGATGGCAAAGGGACGGCATAGAGGAAACCAGAATACGAACAGAGTCCGTTGTGTCCACGACCATCCCCTCAGTGGAGGAAATCTACGTGTCGAATCAGATGGCCGTCGGCGGTGTAGGGCCTGTTGTGCCCGACGGAGCCGCGACTACCAGGCCAGAGTGAGAAGTAAAGCTGTAGCCGACCAGATAGTGGCCGCCGGTGGGTCGAGAGACTTGGCCGCGCCGCGACCGAGGAGTTGACAATGCGGGTGGGCGGAATCGACCCTGACTCCCACGCGATCACCATCTTCGTCGTTGACAACAACGGCCACGATGACACGCTGGTAGATCGGCTGCGCCTGGAGGCCAAGGGACAGCGGGCAGAGGATCGCTTCCTGGGACTCGTTCACCAGATGCAGGAACTTCTACCCAATAGCATTCTCCGGGGGTGCAACTTTATTTGGGTGGAGCGTCCTTTCGTAGGCCCCAACCGAAAAGCGGCCATCGATCTAGGGATGGTGGTCGGGGCCCTACGGTATGCCATAGATCGGCTGGGCGTCCCGCATACACTAGTAGACCCCTCAACCTGGAAGAGCGCCATGCTCGGCACCAACCGGGTGAGTAAGGAAGACATCAAGGCCTGGGCTATCGCCCGCTACGGTCTGCCCGACAATTTGGTTCAGGACGTGTACGATTCATCTGTGATCGCCGCGTTCGGCCTAATGAGGCTGACAGGTGGGAACGGAAGGAAACCCCATGACTAAGATCGAAGTTCCACTGGGTGCGGTCTCCACAATGACCGGCTGTACGATCACTGGCGGACTGCATCTGCGGATGCAGCGCGAGGATGGCGTCTGGGAAGAGAGGATATGGCCCGCCCCAGAACAGAAGAAGGCATCCCGTGGAAGCACCAAACGGCCACAACTGTCCTGACGGACATCCGCATCACTGGTTACTGGGGGATCCTAGCTACATAGAGCAGGATGGGCAGGACATAGAAGTGACCCACGAGACCTGCCGCAACTGCGGCGCAGAACAGGATAACCGTTGTCCCCTCTTACTGGATTGGGTAGAGAACATTGGGGATAGAGAAGTAACAAATGCCTCCCTCGTCAGACTGTAACCTCTGCCCTGCTCTCGCTCGGTGCCGTAAGCACATCGTCGGCGGCCGGGGAACACCCGGTAGCATTATGTTCGTCGGACTTGCGCCGGGCGAGGAAGAGGATCTCCAGGGCAAGGCCTTCGTTGGGCCAAGCGGCCAGCTCCTCCGGCTGCTCTGCGAGATGGCGGGTATCTCACCACAGACGGTATATCTTACGAATAGTGTGCGGTGCCACCCTCCCCAAAATAGGCGCCCGACAGTAACCGAGATCCGGGCCTGCCGTCCATACCTTCTGGAGGAGTTGGCCGAGGCCAAACCGCTTTGCGTCGTCACACTTGGAGACGTTGCCCTGCAAAGCGTCTACGGACAGACCGTGACCCTAAGTTCGGTTCTGGGACAGACCCTCACACAGCCGGAGACAGGCATAAAATTCATTCCAAGCTACCATCCGGCCTTCTTACTTCGAGGCCAATGGCACGTCGCCGACATCGTGCAGACCCATTTTGAGAAGGCCCTCCGCATAGCGTCGGGAGAGTTGGGCCAGCCCCGCCTTGGTGACTACTCCGCCGTCACCACACTGGCCCAGCTCTCCAACCTAAGAGACTACCTACTTCATGCGGATACGAAGGAGATAGCCTTCGACACCGAGACCACGGGGCTTGATTTTCGGCACGACGAGTTGCTCTGCATCAGTTTCTCCACCGAGCCCGGTGAGGGATTCGTGGTCCCGCTCCTATCACACCAGCGGGTGGCACCGGACATCGTGGAGATCAGTCCGGGCATAGCAAAGAACTTGTTGGCGGAGAAGCGCCCGCCGAAGACAGCGGCCGAGATCCTCTTCGTGTCTGTGCGGCCATCCGGCCCACCCTATCTCGTGGAGGTGCCGAAGTCTGAGGTTGACTCCCACTGGACGGATGACGAATGGCCCCAGGTCATCACCATCCTGAAGGAGATCTTCGGAAGCGACACGAAGAAGGTTGGCCAGAACGCCATCTTCGATTTAAGGTTTCTTGAGAGGCGGGGAGATTGGCCATTCGTGACGGCCGCCACCGCCTTCGGCATAGAGATCAAGGGCCAGATCGAAGACACCATGCTCCTGCACCATGCGGTTGCAGAGACAGCCATGCCCCCGGAGGCACGGAAGACCAAACGCCACAGCCTCTCCATCTTGACGGCCCATTACGCGGATCCCCCGATGCCGTACTACGAGGCTGAAATCAACGCCGTCAGCAGCAACAAGCGAAAGATGGCGGAGGCCCCAGACGACATCCTTTGGAAATACAGTGCGGGCGATGCCGACGCTGTGGAGCGGGTGGTCCCGGTCTTGCGGGCAAAGGCCGATGCTGAGGGCACACGTTGGGCGTCGGAGGCGATCATTCAGCCTCTCATCCGTTGCTGCTGGGAGATGGAAAAGCGCGGCGTCCTCGTGGACACGGACTACTTCGAGAAACTCTGCTCCCACTACACCCAGCGTATCGCGGACGCGGAGGCGCGGCTCTGGGCCATTCCCCTACCGGAGACCAAGGCACCCTGGAACTATATGTACCACAGGAACCTCCAGCACATCCTCTTCGAGGAACTGGGGTTGCCTCGCAGCGGCTTCAAGACCGACGGCGGCCGCGGCTGTGAGGCCTGCGACGTTGGACTCTGCTTCGAGCACGACCAGACCGGGGCGGACGCCCTGGTTGCCGTCCGTGCCCAAGTTGACCACCCTATCCTCCCCATCCTGATGGAACTCAAGGAACTAAGGAAGGCAAAGGGAACCTACCTCGATGGGAAGGACGGACATGGCGGACTCGCCCGCTTTATTGAATCAGACAACCGCATCCGTAGTACCTACCGACCGGGCGGCGCTGAAACAACGAGGTTGAGTTCGGCCGACCCGAACATGCAGAACCAACCGGCCAACGTGGAAATCCCGGAACTGGGGACCAAGGATGCCTTTTGCCGGACATTCACATCTCCGGAGGGGTTCGGTCTTATGACCGCCGACTGGAGCCAGGCCGAGGTCTGGGGACTGGCGTATACGGCGGGAGATGATGGCCTACTGAAGGTGCTCACCAGCGGCCAGGATGTCCACGCCTACATTGGCCGCGCCATCTGGCCAGTTGACCCGGAGATGACGGACTTCGAGTGGAAGGAGGCGCACCCCGAACTCCGGCGCAAGGCCAAGGTACTTGTGTTCGGAATCGGGTACGGCCTCACCGACGACGGGATCGCCGACAGACTCAATTGTAGTCCGGAAGATGCCCAGGAGATCCGGGCCCGCTACATGCGGGTAGTGGCCAGTCTTCCCGTCTACTTTTCCCAGGCGCGACGGGACGTAATTGAACTGGGACACCGAGACAATATCTTCGGCCAGCGGCGCCACTTCCCAGCGGCGTCACTGCTCAAGGCCATGCGGCGGTTCAACGATCTGGAGGCGCTCATACGAGAAGGCATCAACTATCCTATCCAGTCAGGTTGCTCAACACTGCACAGCGCGGCGCACAACCTTACAGAGAACGCACCCGCGTTGAAGAAGAGGCAGTGTTACCCCGTGATCTCGGTCCACGACTCCATCACGTTCGAGTTCTACTGGCCGGATCATGCCTACGCTGAGGAGACCGCCAGGATCATCAAGCACCTCTGGGAACAGACGGCCCTAACCTTGATCCTACCGGACGATTCCCGCTTAGGGTGGTCTATCCCAGTGGAAGTCTCTTGGGGAAAGACGTGGGGCGACCCGATCTACAAGTTGACGGCGCGGGGCGACATCCTCGACTTACGGAAAGAAGAAGGGGAAGACCAGTAGTAGCGGAACATGCTATCCTGAAAGTGTAAGAGGAGCCCAGGCGGACGGCGAATCCCCTGAGCCCTAAACCCCGAAGGGAGAGAGCCCGTGCGTGGGGAACGACCCTGCCAGTTCCCTGGCTGTGGCGATATTTTCGCCCCGCCAAACCCAAACTCCAACGCAAGATATTGCCCCAAGCATCCTGGGGGAGTGGCCCCACGGCCATGTGGTTTCCCTGATTGCATCAACACCTTTGAATCCACGGCCCCCAACCGCCTCTATTGTAACAAGCATCTGGATGAGGCCGTCCGCAGCCGGGAACGGAAAGAGGCCCTCTTCGAGACTCCGCGGGAGTTCGCCGAGGTCAAGATTCGGAGTGTTCCAGACGGGACGAAGATCCTTGTCATCAACGACCTCCAGCGTCCATTCCACGACGAGAAGACCCTAACGGCAGTTGAACGGTTCTGGAATGATCTGGCCCCAGACATTGAGATCTACAACGGCGACATCGCCGACTTCTACGACTGCTCGATCTTCGACAGGAACCCCTCTCGAAGGTTTCATCTCCAAGATGAACTGGACGATACCCACCACTGGCTGGCCGCAAGGGTAGAACGTAACCCCAAGGCCCACCGCATCTTCATTGAGGGCAACCATGAGGACAGACTGCGCCGCTGGTTGTGGCGGTACGGAAAGGATCTGTCCGCCCTACGTGCCCTAGACGTTCCAGAACTACTTGGTTTTGCTGACCTGGGGATCGAGGGCCTCAAGTACATGAGTGTGGTGGACTTCCTCGGTTTCAGAATTGAGCACGGGAACAAAGCCAGTGCCTCAAAAGCCTACCCGGTAAATGTTTCCCGCTACATGGCCATCGCCACGGGTTCATCTGGCCTCTGCGGGCACAGTCACCACCTCAGTACATACGCCTGGACGGACGCTTCTGGCAGCCATTCCTACATTGAGAATGCCTGCCTCTGTCGTTTTGACCTTGAGTATGCGCCCTTCCCCAACTGGCAGCAGGGGTTCACCTACGGTGTGGTGGCGAAGGGCAAAGTCCATCTTGTCCTAGTTCAAATCTACCCCGATGGTTTTCGCGCTGAGGGAGAGTTCTACCCCCGGAGGAGAGGGAAATGAAGTTCAAGATCTACGCGGCAATAGGTATGGACGTGCTCGGTCTGGGCATCGACCTGGAGTGGACACGAGAGGACGCCTGTGCCGCAATCCTCATCGGGCCCGTCTTCATCTTCTACTGGACCGGCTGGGGACTGACGATCCGTCTACTTGGGCGGCGCATCGTAGGTAGCTAGATGTGTACGTTTGAGGAGCGCGGCGGCGACCGCCGCTTCCTAGAGAAGTTGGAACAGATCGCTGCATTGCACTCAGCGAAGCAGCAAGATTATGGCGTAGGCGAAGATCCCTTCGCCAACATCCGGGCCAGCCAGGACTTCGGCGTACCCCCGTGGGTCGGGGCGGTCATCCGGCTCAATGACAAGGTGACGCGGATCAAGTCCTTCATCAGGAACGGGACGCTTAGGAACGAACCTATTGTGGACTCCTTCAGGGACATAGCTGTCTATTCCCTTATCGCGTGGATCCTGTTTGAGGAAGAGGCCGTGAAGTGAGAAGGTGTGTGTATTTGTCCGGCACACTGTCCGGACGGATGTATACCGCCGCCGCCAAGGAACGGCACCAGGCCACCCTTCTCCTACTGGAGCGGGGTTGGGATGTGCTGGATCCTCTTCGAGGACGTGAGATCCTCAGTACATTAGCCGAACCGATGGACGGCCCGGATACCACGCGCCTGTTGGGGGTCACAGAGGCGGCCTTAGTCCAGAGGGATGAAGATGACATCCGGCGTTGTGATGTGCTCCTTGTCCTAACAGGAAACCACGCAAGTTGGGGAACAGCCTTTGAATGGTTCCTAGCCGCAGGAGTTCACCACAAGCCGGTGGTAGTGGTTGGCACACGTTCCAAGGATCACCCTTGGTGCAAACATTACGCCGGTTACTTTGCAGAGACCATCGAAGAGGCAGTGGAGTTCTTGGACACATTCCTGGACCGGGGCTACCGCCTTGTTAGAGGGGAGGACTAATCATGTTGGGAATTGACACCTCTTTCGATGAGGTCTCTTACGAAGAGGCCTGCAAGTTGCGGGAAGCGGGCATCGAGGTTGCCTGGCAGTGCTTATGGACCGGGGCCCAACAACCCCCGCCTCGCGTCATCAACCTCCGGAACTACAGCAGGGCCGGACTCATCATTATGGGCTACACGTCGTTGCCCAACAACTGCCCTGCCGGACAGGGCGCCCGCCATTTCGGGATGGGACGCTCTGGCATACCAGAAGACCTCTGGGCGGCCATGTGCCGCGTGCCCATAGACATCGAACTGCCCGGCATCAAGGAGGTCGCCGTCCGCGAGGCGATTGAGGCGGCCTATACCGCTGGCAAGATGCGAACCATCTACACCAGCTATAACGCCTGGGCAAACTACCTGGGCAACCCGGCCTCATTCACTGACTGTGATCTCATCAACGCCTTCTGGGATGGCGACCCTACAGACAAGGATTTCCTGAACTATCCCTATGGCGGCTGGAATCCAGATCAGGTAATTGGTGAGCAATACACCGGCGGGACGAACGTACAGGGTGTCTACGCCGACCAAGACGTGTATTTCATCACCCGCGAGCGACTGCTCGGCCAAGCAACGATAGCGGTGGTGGATGCAGTCACGGGCCTTCTGACACTCCGTATCGGTATCTTGGAGGGCGGGATGAAGGCCCTACTAGACGGCAATGGACAGGCACTCGTGGACATCGGGAGGCTTATTGGTGGCAAGTGACGACAAGTCCCTGGTGCCTATAGAGGGAGAGGTCGTATCGACGGTCGAGGACTACCTCGGCGCGGAGCGGGGTCTTCAGCGCCGTGATGCTTCTGGGCTAATGGCCATACAAAGGCAGTTCTTCCAGGAACTTCTGGTTCAAGGGAGCTGGCGGAAGGCGTGTGCGGCCCTGGAGATCAAGGAACGCCGTGTCCGCGGTTGGCTGGAGACTGATGAGGCATTCGGTAAAGCCTACGACGATCTCTTCGGCCTTGAGGACACGAAACTCACCCGCCGTGAGCTGGAACTTATGGCGGGACGGGCCGTCGGGATGTACGACGAGGCACTGGAAGCCGAACGTGGTCTCCGCCAAGAAGTCATCTGCCCAAAGTGCCAGGAAAAGTTTTCGATCAATTATGCCCGCCCGGACTGGCGCATACGTCTTCGGGCCGGGGACACCATCCTGCGGTCGGCCAAGATCCTCCAGGACACGAAGGAGATCAAGGGCACGTTGCTCCACGTCAACCTGACCGGCGACGAGGCGATGGCCTTAATCGCCATCAAAGCCGGAAGGCCGGTGCCGGAGACGGTACGAACCAGACTGCGGGAGAAGGGAATCGCAGTATGAGCAGCAACGGCCACAAGCCAGTGAGTATGGACTGTCCGAACTGCGGGTGCAAGGGGACGGTTGACTTCACTGTGACCTACACGGATGAGACCCACACCGTAGAGGAGGATTCCGGATACGAGTGTTGGGAGTGTGGCGCCAAATTAGAACACGAGACCTACGAAATAGAGGACCACATCGAAAGTGTCTGATCTGAAGCCAACCTGTGGATCACTATTTGCTGGTATCGGGGGCGGCGACCTCGGCCTGGAACGAGCAGGTTGGGATGTTGTGTGGCAGGTGGAACTCGATCCTTGGCGGAGGAAAATACTAGAACGGCATTGGCCGAATGCCATCCGTTGGGACGACATAAAGACAATGCCTTACCTAACGGATCCGGGATGGAAAGTTGACCTCATCATTGGCGGCTTCCCCTGCCAGGATCTATCGGTGGCAGGGAAACGGGCGGGCCTTGAGGGAGAGAGAAGTGGTCTGTTCTTTGACTTCATGCGGGTGGCTGCGGCGATCCGCCCCCGCTGGCTCATTATTGAGAATGTTCCTGGCCTCCTGTCTTCGCACGAAGGTCAAGACATGGGGATCGTCCTCGAAACGATTTCCGAGTGCGGGTATGGTCTGGCGTGGCGAATCCTGGACAGCCAGCATTTCGGAGTCCCCCAGAGACGCCGCCGTGTCTACATTGTCGGACATCTTGGTGCCCCATGCCCACCCGAAATACTCTTTGAGTCCGAAGGCGGCGGCGGGGATACTCCGGCGGGCGGAAAGGCGGGGGAAGGAACTACCGAGGTCGCTGTACTTAGCATTGAAGACATTGGCGGCAAGCAATCCGGTGGCCCAGAGGTCGGACGGGGATACCGAGAAGGGCCGATGTATTCCTTACAGCGGGAACACCAACACGGCATCGCCCAACCCCTGCGCTCCAACCGATGGGGAGGCAGCGACAGCCACGGAGATGAGGGGAATGTCATCGCCATCCGACTCGCCCAGCAATCAAGCAATGGGTGGGGCATTGATGAAGATGGAATCCTCCATACCCTTGACGGAACGGCGGGAGATGCTATCGCCTTCGCCAACCGAACTAGGGCAGACGGGAAGCAGGCAGAAATCATGCCAGGAGGCATCACCCCCAGTCTCACCAACCCAGGCGAAGGGGGGCGAGCCGATGCCATCAATGTCTGTGCGCCGGCTGACCCCGACGGAATGTTGCAGACTCCAATCGTTCCCGGATGGCTGGACCCTGACTCACGGTGCCCCGATGGCAGGCGCTACGCCGCCCTCGGAGACGCGGTGACGGTGAACGTGATCGAATGGATCGGGAGACGAATCAAGGAGTGGGTATGATGCTGGTCCCCGAGTTCGTGACCGTCCGGGTGCTCAACTTCTCGGGCTGGCATACCGTACACGCTGCCCGGCTGCACCAGACGGTCGAGTGGCCGACGGAGGTCTGGCGGTGCCACCTAGAGGCCGTCTTCGAGGCGGCCGAGGGCCGCACAGTAGCCGCCCTTGAGCGGCAGGAAAGGGAGGCATAGATGGTCTCAGTAGCACAGCAACCGCAGCGCGCGTTCGAGGAGCACGAGGTTCAGGACCTGGGCCTTGAGGCGCTGCTCGGGGACTACTTCGACGCCCAGGCCGCGGCCGCCGATCCGGTCAAGTGGCTCCGGCGCGCTAAGAAGGCGCTCAAGACGGCCGTCGCCGAGAAGCCCGGCCTGCTGGATCGCATCCTCGACGGCGGGTTCGTTCGCGTCGGGCCCTACGTCCTGAGCGGCAAGTCCCTCGAGGGCGGGCCGGTGGAGATCCCGGAGTGGACGAGCTGGAGCCCGAAGGTACAAAGGATGCGCAAGGACGCAGGCCAGCCGTGAGCTACACCCTCCGCACCCCGAAGAGCTGGGCGCAGACCGTCGATGAACTGGCTGAGACATTCCGCCTCTGGGGGATCCGCGAGTGGACGGTGACGCCGCCGCGCCCCCTGAGCCGGGCCCGCTACCAGAACGTGGAAGACCGGCGGGTGACCGTGCGCTACACGCCGCGAGGCAACTCCGAGATCGTCCTGACGATGGATCGCCAGGATCGCGCCGAGGACAACCTGCGTGTGCTATGGCTCGCCATCGAGGCGCTGCGCAAGAACGAACTTCGGGGCATCGCCGACCTGGTGCGCGAAGCCTATCTCCAACTGCCGGCGCCGGCGCGGCACCGCGATCCCTTTGAGGTCCTGGGGGTGCGCCCGGATGCCCCGATGGAAGACATCAAGGCCATGTACCTCATCAAGATGAAGCGCCTGCACCCCGATGTCGGTGGATCGGAAGAGGCCACGAAGGAGATCAACGACGCCTGGGAGCGGATACAGGAGGGAGCGGGCCAGTGAGCGGGGCTCACCCTTCGCCGCTGGGGGACTGATGTTCTCGAAGCGGGGATGCAAGCCGCAACAAGCCCCCGTGGAGTGTCGCGGCACGGTCCCTCAGCGGCGGCGGGCGAACCTCGATAGCAGAGCGGCACTGCGCTGGGCTAGAGACCCAGAGGCCCAGGTTCGACTCCTGGTCGAGGCCCGCCCCCCGCACATGGGCTCGCTGCGCTAGTGCCACCCGCCGGCTGGCCCTGGCGCAGCGGCCCACCAGAAAGGACAAGGCGATGGCACCTGGACCACATACCCCGCACATTCACTACTATCTTGGGCCTACGTATCTTGGGCCTACGAAGGATACATCAGCGGGTATCGGCCCCCTCTATGATGCCGGCTGCGCCGCTGGCTACAAGAAGGGCCTGCTTGCGGGGCTGAAGGCCCCTGACCCACAGGCAAGCGGATGGTCTTGGACTGCCTACATCAACTGGCGAGAGGAGACCATCGCCCACGTCGAGCGCGAGGGCAAGCTGCCGGGGGAGGCGTGATATGACCGCCCGCTGTCTGACCTGCCGGCCTAGCGACCCCTGCGAAAAGCACTTGACTAGACAAATGATGGCTGGTATGGTATCATACCTATATGCCAAAGGGACGGCGCAAAGGCGAAATCATCAAGCCTCTAGCGCAGAGGTTCTGGGCCAACGTGGAATGTCA